GTTTAATCGGAATGATTGAGAATGCAAGTCTGGACCATCACTATCTTCGACAGTAAAACATTCTTCAGGATCATTGTCGTTCATTAACCAGTTGCGTATTCGTTGTTTAAGTGTCATTTTCATTTTTCTTGATTCAATTGTTTGAATTGGTATTGCACGGCTTAGTCGATTAGAGTGAGTGATTCTTGGAATCCTTCTAGACTTTGCCTGCGATGCTACTGCATATCCACCGCTCATTTGATGATCTCGTCTTTGCCATATTGATCCCAATCTGTGAAGCGATCTCTTCCCAGAAGGTCCTGTAGGTTATGACACCACACCCCAGGATTAGTTGCTGAAAAATCTTTGTCATCTATCTTCAATGTAGCATTGTAGCCTAGTTGATTTAGATAAGGTAATTTTACACTGATCTGCGGAATAAATCTACGCTTTTCTGTAAGACCGCTTTCAAGTAATCCTTCAGTTTCGCTGACATCAAAGTCTAAGGTACACCAAAGATCGTATTCGCTGTCTAGACAAACATAAATCATATTTTCCCAAGGACGCCATGTAGCAGTATCATTAACACCCTTAGTTTTAAAACTCTGATTAGCACCAAAGTAAATGTGTGTGATATGTTTGGATTTGTCGGTATATGACCTAGACTCTTTAACAATGTCTAGAATAGTGTAGGCGTCGTGAACTCCTACTACAAACAGAGTTTTCATTCCGTAGGCAGGAGTCTTTTCGATCTCTACACCTGTAAAGAATGTAATACTATCTGCAACACCCGATTCGTAATTTCTTTTCATTTTTTAAATAAATTTTGAATTGATCGCATTAGGTTAAGAAATCTAAAATGATAATCTGTCAACATGGGAGAGTGATGTGGACATCGACCTTGTCTATAGTCGCAATCGGGTTTAATCTCGTTACCGCAGAAATCACATTTCATAATTCCAAACCACCTTTTCGAGCTTGTTCTTCTATGACAAAGTCTTCTTGCTTACGTTTAAGTATAGCAATTTCGTCTTTCAAATGCAACCTTTTCTTTTTCAAATCTTCAAGTTTTAGATCTTCAAACAGGCCATTTTTTTCCAAAGTGTCAACTTGCTTATCCAAAGCACGATGTGCCTCTTCTAGATGTTTGATTCTATTCTCGTACATAATCAACCCTCGTTGTTAATTAACTCTTCAAGTTTGTCTAACTCACCGTCGTTTCTTTCATCTTCGTATGCACCTTTTTCTTCTTCGCCTTCTTCGTAGAACAACGAATCACCAATGTGTTTAGTTGCAGTACGTAACCGAGCGCCTTCAAGATCATTTAAAAATCCTAATGGAGTTGCATCGTCGATTAGTTGGAACGCTTTTTCTTTACTAGTACATTGAAATAGTTCTTCAATGAATGTTTCAAAGTACAGAATGTTACGGGGAACCCAATCGGAAATCTCATCACTAAAGTCTCCAGCCTTGAGTTTTGAACGATAACCTCTCCAGTTAGGACGAGTCTTGGCTAACTCAATATCCATTAAATGATTGGCACGTTGTACAGCTTTAATATGACATTCAACATTATGGCCCATCATTAATGCGTAAGCAAAGCTATCCCAACTTGTTCTATTTGGAATCTTACCTAACTTATTGATCCTTGGTATCACATTATAGTGTTCTGGATTCAAATGGTCAAACTTAGCACCTTTTAATTCAGCATCAGTCTTACGTTCACCTAAGTCATAATATGCAATATCAGCCATTGTAAGACGATTTCCTATTTCACTTTCAAAAGGAAACGGAATATCGCTACCTGAAAGTGCTTTATTATCAGGAGCCTTGTCCATAATTACGGACCAGCGTTTACTTGTATGCTGTGCGTTTGTATAAACAAGACCGTGAGCAGTAGCAATAAACGGACTTGCACAATCAAAACTGATTGTAAAATTAGGATTGATACTTTTACGTATCTGTCTTTGTAATAGAGTTAAGTAGCAAGCCCAATCAAGTTGTGCAGTACCCAAGAAGTGCATCCAATCTTTGCCTTCTAGCATTCCATCAAACTTCATAGTAATAAGTCTACGAAGTGTGATAGGCATTTTACACATATTAGCGCCGCCCATTGCCCAGCCTTCGGCAGCTTTGTCTCCCCAAACGTTTTTATCACTAAACTCTTTTACGCCATTGTACCATTTTTCAGCAGTTTCCCAGCTTGAACCTTGCAATACATTTAAGAACTTTGTTTGCCCTAAACGATTTTCCAAGAAGTACTTGTTATTGTGTTTGGTCTTTTCTAGGCAATCTTCAAATGTTTTTAGTCCTGTCTTTGGACTGTGGATTCTATCACAGGCCCAAGTAGGAACGTCTAACATCATTGACCAGTCAGCAGTAAGTTCGAGCCAATTAAGAATGTCATCGCGAGTCTTATTAGCTGCCTTGCCTTCAAAGTCTAGCCAATCAAACTTAAGAATGCCTTTACCGATCTGATAACCACCGGAGTCACCTAAGATCATTGTGTTAGCGTGATCACGTTGTTGAATCATAGATTCCTGTATCATGCTCTTGTTTAAATCTAACTGTGCGTGACCTGCCGAGTACAAACCATACTTGTATGTAAAGTATCCTTGCTCGGCATTTAAGAAGTTCATACCTTCAATGCCTCGATCGAATCCTGCAGGAATACGATCATTAGGAACAAACTCTTCCTGTCTTTGTTTTGCAATGTAAGTGCTGTAGAAACTACTAATCGCAGGCAAATATACTGCGTAGTCTTTCTGTAGGGGTGTTAGGTTAACTGGTGGTCTCATATTCTCTCGCTAATTTTGCTGTTATGTCTAATTGCTGTCTTGCCTGTTCTAGATTGTCTAATGCTATTTTAACAGCCTTGTTGTCATTTGCCAAACTTTTCCACATCATTTCTTCGTCACGCTTCTGTCTGGCCCAATCAAGCAATGATTCAGCTTCACCGTTCAATCCAACACTAGCATGAGACATATTGAGCATGACCCAAGTGCTGCCGTCAAACACTTCCATACATTGATTAGAAGTATTGTATCTCATGTTGCCAACACCTTGTGCTCCGCTAAAGCCGTTGACATAGGTGCTGGCATTACCATTCGTAACTGTTATATAACGGCCAGATTGTGTAAGTCCTTTGATCATATTTAGGCAGCTTGTGCTGGAATAATATATTTGTAAGTGGCAAGTCCGCTGTCTAAAGTGATCTGAATAGCACCTTCGTTGCTCAACGACATCTTTGTGTTGTTGACATCTGCAATCTTAAGAATACTCAAGATTGGCATAACTGGCCAAGTCCAACCACGATCTAGCTTACCTGCAACGTTCTGTGCAAAAATAAATTCACCACCGTGTGTTGAAGCATCACCAAAGATAAACTTTAAGTTACCGCCTTCTGTCTTGGCCAAGAATGTTGGATGCTCATTGTTAGCACCAGCTTGGAAGTTGAAACGCTGTACTGCGGCAACGCTAGGCTCAATTTCTACATCCCACTTAACACCACGGAACTTAACAGTCTTCATTTTTTCGTTGATGATTTCTGTGTTCATAAAGCGATAGTCGTTTTTAAAGTCGCCGTCTTTGTTTTCGAAGTGAATACCTACTGGTAGCACTTCGTCGTTGCGTGTTGCTGTAGTAATAGAAATCTTTGCATCTTCCTTGTACTCTGCACCGTCTAACAAATATTTTAATTTGTTAAGTTGTGGCATACCAAAAACACCAATCATATCTGGATATGGCGCAGAAGTTTCAGCTTCCATAATAACCGAACGGTCATCAGCCATTGAGTTGACAGTTGTTTTTTCTTCTGTTCCTGTGACCTTAACAGTTGTTAAGAAGCCTAGGTTTTGTGTATGGCTTACGATGTCTTGTAAAATGTCTTTCATTTTTGTTTCCTTTAAAGGTATATTAAGATTATATTTAGATCTAGAGTGAAAAGCAACCGCAATTTACTCAAAGTCAAAAAGTTTATTGAATGTATTGTCCGACCTTGTGCTACTGATGTCCCATTCCAAAACACCAATCAAGTTTCCTAACTTTTCGTCGATGACCGCAGTTTCCATTTCAGCATCGTCGAAAGGCAAGTCTTTAAACCATTGAGGCAATCGTAGTTCGTCCACAGGATATGCCACAGAGGTATACGCCATTGGATTATCTTTGAGTCTGCAAACAATGACCTTGGCTCCGTCGACAATCTGCATAGAATATTTGTCATCCATCATGCGTCTTAATGTATTCCAGTTTAGACTTGCTCTAACGTGTCCGGGCATATTAGCCTTGCCTTGTTTCTTTTCTTTTTCTCGATAATCCGAAATATTGTTGGCACGTTTGGGACTGCCCTTTTCCCATCCGGGTCTAGTTTTGAATTCAGTTCTAAAGGTAGTAATATACTCTAGCACTTCTTCTTTGGCAGCACCATTTAGTACCCGAGTCAATACTTCACTTAAGAAATCTTGGATAACAACCGGGGTATCTGAACGTTTGAGGTCGAGTCCCATTGCTTTAATTTTTCCTGGCTTACCATCAATATCGGCACGTTTGCCTTCTTTGTCATAGTAGAGAACGGCATATCGTTTCTTTGTGATGAATAGTCCTTTGCTTGCAACAATCTCGCGACCTGCTTTGATGACCTCGCCCCTGGATTTTGGACAGTGGAATGCATCTTGCATAAACTTGGGGAATGTTCCATTTACTTCTTCTCCTATGGTATCATAAAGTTCAATTACACTTTCTCTTGTCCAAGGCAACGTGCCCTTGTCAATTTCTTTTCTCAACGTGGTATACGCTGAGAAATAACAGGAGTCTGTATCACCGTAGATAATTGCTTTACCTGTGTGATTAAATTCGCCTGTGATAATTTCATTTACTTTACCAGCCATGTGTTGTGCAATAGCACGACCTGTAAGAGTAGTTGACTGTCCGATACGGTTATCAAAGAATCTGCAACCAGCATTAAGAATAGCACCATACAAGCTGTTCAAGTTAATTTTCTTAACTAGTTGACGTTTGTCCCAATACTCTTCTTCAATCTTATTACCTGCTTTGATACAATCTTTTAGTTTGGCCTGCATTTCTTTACGTTCTGCATACCAACGCTTTAATAAGCCGGGGATAATACCTTCTACCTCGTAGGTAAAGATAGTACCGTTAGCACTAAGCATCCAAGGTTGATTGCTTTCAAATATCAAATCATAAACCTGTGCAGCCGACAATGTATCGCTGCCGCCATTTTCCCAATCCACAGTAATATCTCGACCAACTTCTCGATTCATTACTGCGGTATATTCAACGCTGCCAAACATTCCTTCCCAGGCTAATGCAAATGATTTGCCTTTGGCAATTTCAGCAGCAATATAATCTTTAGTTCCGTCTTGGCGTAATTGACCTACGATAGTTTCCGGACCCATATTCAGCGCACGAATCGCCGACGGATACAGTGAGTTAATATCTAAGGAACCAATCCATTCGTGAATTCCCTTTTTAGGAAACGCAACATAAGCTCCCGCAGCCTGAGTATTGACATTTTCATCCCGGCTAATTCGATTAGGAACAATCATACCACGCTTGTGAGCTTCGTTGATAATGGCCTGCTCAGTAACAGCTACAGCACCCATAGTAGTCTGTAACAATACAGTACATTCGTGAGCCAGTGTGTTAGCAAGATCCATAAACTTCAACTTCTTATCTAACTTATCTAACAATGCTGTATCTTGTCTATTGTATTCAATAAACTTTTTAAAATCGTTGTTATAGAGTTGGTCAAGGGTGCCTTCGTAGACAGTCTTGTTCTCTCCAATCTCCATCTCACCGATGGCATCTAGTCGATAGGTATGACGTTCTTCATAGGTGTACTTGCGATAAAGTTCGAGACTGTCCAAGTGTACACGACCAACTAGGTCATAGGTAACTGATTGCCGTCCGTATTTTTCAAATTCACGCTTCTTAGGATATTGATTCCACAAGCATAGTCTGCGAGTATCTTCTTTGCTCAATACTTTGATAATTCTGTTAACAGTATAAGGCATATCGAATCCTTCACTGTTCCACCCACTAAGCACATCTGCGTCTTCTATTAGATGCAAGAATGTATCTAACATCTCTGCTTCTGTTTCAAACAGCATAGTATTGGGAAAATCTTCAACGGCTTTTTTTGCTTCGATTATGTTAAGAGTCTTGGGAGGTATGGCAAGACATACCAGAGTATCCATCCATTGTAGATGAACAGCAATAGCAGTAATTGGCATAAATGCATCATCAGGCGATGCATAGCCTCGTTCTGGATCAAAGTCTACTTCAATGTCCCAGAAAGCTACATTTAACTTTGGAGCATCGACGTTTAGATAATTGTCTTCTAGGCAACGATAAATTGGATTAATATCGCTTTCATAGAGTTTTTTGTTTGAATGGATAGCAAGTTCTTTACGATGTTCTTTAACACTCTTGCTGGTAACTCGTGTAAGGGGTTCGCCCTTGATTGATTGGAACTTGCCCTTGGGGTCTTGGAAATAAAAGATATGACGAGCAGGATATTCTTTAAAATGTCTTTGACCCTTGCTGTCTCGTTCGACAACACGGATCGTATCCTGATCGCGATCATAGAAAGCGTCAACGTAACTCAAATTTTTCTCCTATGCAATTTTAGGCTTGCAAATACCAAATGTGCGGATTGTGGCCACGCCTACCTTACTCAAGAATTATTTATCATCCTTACATACGCGATCATATCTATAGTGGCTATCAACGCATAGTTGGCAATCATTCCAGTGCTGCCTCTAGTCCAAGCAGCCCAGGCAAATATCGTACACTGAAACATGAACAGAGGGTACAAATATATAAATGGCGGATTCGGCAAAGTATATCCCATCCAAATGGTACATCCTATACTCATTGCCCAAGCTAATAATTCTAATAAAAATCTAAAAGGATGACTAGCGTAATCCTCTTTGATCCAATCGATAGTTGGTTTGAAAAACTTTATCATTCAGGCAAACGCTTTGTAACACCTAAAATCATTTCAATCTCGTCCCACTCTTCTTCGTGTGACTTCCAGTTATCTTTGTGTGCAATCTTAATTGCCTTGTTAATAATGGATGGTTTAATTTGTAGTTCTTCTGCAACTGCCTTAACTGTTTCTTTTAAGCCTTCTGATAAATCTTCAATCTCACGAAGCACGTTACCGCCTTCGTTAATCAATCGTTCTAGTTTTGCTTTTTCTTCCGGACCGTACATTTTAGCCATTTGCTATAACTCCAAGTAATAAGTTATATTATATAGCCAACAAAAAAGCCGGTCAACCTAATTGCCGGCTTTGAAGTGTAATTGGTTAAATTACTTTTGAGATTCGCTTAGTACATCGTACATTTCAAATACACCACCGTTGCGCTCGTATAACATTCCTGCAAATACTTCTGCTTTGGTGCTTTCTGTGTACTTAGAAGCAGCAACACGTTGAGCCCAAGTAAACAACTCTGTGTCAACTGGATCGATTTGTTGTTGGCCACCGCTTTCGATAACTAGTTTCATCATTTCACGGAAACTCATTTTACCTTCGATGCTTTCTTTAACTGGACGCTTTTTGCCTTTTGGCATCATCTTGCTTTCAGTTTTCTTGCCAAAGTACTTGGCTTGCTTGTCGCTCATGCCTTTCTTGCCAGCTGGCTTGTCACCACCTTTTTCGCTAGCAGCTTTCTTCATTGGCTCTTTCTTGTCGCCGTCTTTGTCAACGTCTAGGAAGTCTGGTTTAGCACCTTCTTCCATTTTCTTTTTCTTGTCGGTTTTCTTTTTGTCAGCTTCATCTTTCTTAGCTTCGACCATCTTCATAAACTTAGATTTAAATTCTGGTTGGATGCTTTCTTTCTTAGCCTTCTTAGACTTTGGAGTATCTTCGTCATCTTCGTCTTTAGGAGCCTTGTCACCACCGTAGTTCTTACCAGCTGTGTGCTTAACACCAGTCTTGGTCTTTTCGATAGTTCCACCTGTGGATGATGCTTTCTTATCACCTACTTTCATTTCTTCTTTAACGTCTTCTTCAGCTTTCTTTTTAGCTTCGGAAACGTATGTAGTACGACCACTTAGAACACGTAATTGTGCATCTTCGTTGAGCTGTGTAGCTTTTGCTAGTGCTGGAACTGGTGCAACCTTTGGAGGTGCTTCCATGCTGTCTAATTTACCGATAATTGATTTAAAATCCATGTTCATCTTCCTTGTTTTGGAACGTATTGTATTTATCTTTTTACTAAAGAGCCGCCAGTTAACAGATTAGTCCCTTTGAGATCTAATGCGTTCTTTACGGTCCCGTCCTTGTTTTTTGCTGTTTTTCCGGGTTTATTTTTGTATACAGCACCTACAGCTACATTACCAGCACTGGTAGCACCTGCTGTTGCTGTTTCAAATATTTCACGTATTTTCATACTATTATTTATTCTTCTTAGCACGACCTGCTTTCATGTTAGCCAGCCAATGTGCTAGTTGCCCTTTGCGCCCGCCCTGTTTAGCAGTTTTACGTAGACTACTTACTGATGCTTTGGTATTAATGCCATGTCGTTTGCTGTCGCCTTTGTCCTGAGGATTTTTGCCATCGGCAAAGTTTTCCCCAACGCCTCCACCACCGTCACCGCCACCGTCACCACTGTAGCCTACAGCGTATCCATAGCCGCCGTAAGGGCCTGGTCCGTAAGCAGCCCAACGTGGCTTTTTACGTTTCTTTTTTCGTTCAACTATAAATTCGTGTGCTCTCATACTGGGCTATAAGGGTTCTTTGGAGTATCATATCCATCGTCCTCTGGATACACTGGATATTGATCTGAATTCATACTGAAAAACTACTCCCGCATCCGCAAGTAGATTGTGCATTGGGGTTGCTAATAACAAATTGACTGCCCATAGCTTCTTCTTTGTAATCAATAACAGCACCTTGTAGGTATTGCATACTCATTGCATCGACGAATACGTTATACTGATCATTGATAGGAAATTCAAAGTCATCATCGTTTTTTACATCGTCAAAGGTAAAGCCATAGCTAAAGCCACTGCATCCACCGCCTTGCACAAAGGTGCGTAGGGCTAGTTTGGGATTATTCTCTTCTAGCAGCAAATCCATGATCTTTGATTTTGCTGACTCTGTTATTTCAACCATTTATTTTCCTACCTTCTTTTCGCCTGTTAGATATGGTTTGGAAAACCATAACTGAAACCATTCTGGTGTACCTGGTTTAATATTATGCTTGCGTTCGAGTGCTTGATTGGTCATGCCTGTTACGCTGATATTGCTACCACCGTATGGTTGCATACCTTTAAATTCAGTAATGCCAGCAAGACGTTTAATATCAGCGATGTCGTCCATCATGCTGTAGGAGCCTCACCAGTAATAGATACAGTCCACTTCTTTCCAGTAGCGGCAGATTTTTGCTGAGCCCAATTCTGCAACTGACGGAAATGATCTCTTTCTTTATAGTCATCAGCAAACTGCCCACGACCTTTAAACACTTTCCATTTCTTACCGTTGATAGAAACAGCAAAGTTATTTGGAGGCTCTGTGTTGCCTTCGTCCCAGTCTTCTGGATCTCTATCTCGCTCCATTGTTATATCTTCTTTCTTGTGACTCTTGTAACCTTTGTTCTTCATAGACCAAGCCAACGCATAAGGATTATCGATATTCTTGTGTTTCTTCATAGCTTTAACTGTACCTTCCCAACCGTCAGGAGCACTTTCTGTTGGCATCAAATCTTTCTTATGTTTAACATCGCCCTGTTTCTCGGCACGTTTTTTATCTTTGTGTGCGCCAGCACCTGCGGTTTTTTGATTTTTAGCTACAAAGTTACGAGGTTTGCTTGCTGGTATAAAGTCTGATGCTTTCATGATATATTCCTATCTATGCCTCTTGATTTAACTCCGCCCTTGCTTCTTAGCTTACCTAGTTCTTCTAAAGCGTGGCGGATTTGTTCCATATTCATTTTTAACTCGTCAAACTGACGAGCCATAATTTGCCACTCGGTAGGACTGGCATTTTCTGCACGAGCCGCTAGGTCTTTCAATTGACCGGCAGCACGTAGCATACGATATTTTAATTTAGCGGGATTTGCTTTATTGTGACTGTGAATCATAGGATCCATTGGGTCTGCCGGATCCATCTCGATAGGAGCTTCAGTTACACTTTCTCCAGCCATTGATTTTTTAAGTTTCCATTGCTGTATAGAATTCCATTCTCGATCAGTAAGTGCAATACCCCTGCGATGTTTATCTAGTAAAAGTCTTATCCACGCATCATCATCTTTCTTGTTACTAACAACTCTAGAATCTTTGGCAGGATCCCATTTCTTTTTAGGAGGTGGTTCACTTTTAAGAAAACTCATAAAGCCTTCTTCTACACCTTTAATGCCCATACCTTTACGGACAGCATCGAATAATTGCTTTGCATATTGACCAGCGCCGGTAGCCTCTTGAAACTCAGCAAAGTCATTATTTGCCGCAGCTGACCTAGCACCACTAGCACTAACACCTGCAACACCTTCGGCACCGTCTTCACGATCGCCGCTGGATTTTGAATCTAGTACATCAAATTTATAAAATCCGTGCGCCTTGCCCTCTACTCCGTTGTAATCTTTGAGTAGTTTATACATATCATCTAGTCGATCGCTGCCTGCAACTATTGTAGCTGATCGATAGCCTAGGTCATATAAATGACTAGCTACTTTCCCTACTGTGTTTAGGCCGGCATCGTCGACAATGTTCTGAGCATGGTCAGGAAACATCATTTTGACAAATTTAATTTTTGTTGAATAATCTAAAGGATTCTTTTTTCGATCCTGTGTTTGGCTCAAGAATATTTTATAATCACCGCCAACTGATTTAGCAGTGTCTAATAATTGTTTATGGCCGATGGTGGGCGGATTCATTCGTCCGAAAACAAATGTAATATGCTTGGTCTCAGCTTCGAACAATTCATTAAGCAGCATAGTCGCCCTTTTCGATAAATGTTTCTTGTTGGGTGGCCATCATTTTTGCTAGTTCAATAATTGTTTCGGGATCAAACTTTGATCCTTGCTCTTTAATTTCAAATCTGCGGCAATAATCCTCAGCACAATGTTGTAAAGGCTTTACGTAAATTTTGTATGCACTAGGATGACCTTTGTATTTTTGATGTCTGTTAATTGCAGGCAACATAAATTTATTCAACAGATCGTTGTTGTTATCGATGTAGAATTTTAAATCATCTTTCCAATCAATATCGTCATGATCTTGTTTAGGGCCTCCAACTGGGCCAAACATTTCTTTTAATAGCATTACCAGCTCCTGCAAGACCAGTATCTCGCTTTCCAACGTGGACCTGGATTTTTACAATTATGTCTAGCACGGAAAGATTTTCTACGTGCTGGATTAGATTTTTTAATACGCATTTTCTTATCGCCAAAGTTTACTTTGACAATATTGCCGTTGGGCTTGCGCACATATACTTTAGATTTCTTAACATCACCGGCCATCTTTTTACCCAGTGGCACTTCACGACCTTGATACTTGGCTTCGTCTACATCACCTTCTGCCATGCCTTCCTTCTTTGCAGTCTTGGCAGCATCTTTCCACGCCTGTGCTGTAGGTGCTTTGGGATGACTTGCATCTCTACTGGTGCCTGCTTTCTTGCGCTTGTTCACATAGTAGTATAGGCCTTTCTTTTCACTTTCCTCTACATCTTCTTCGTACTTTTGTGCTTTCATGTAATCACGGGCTGTGTCAATGTAATCTACAGCTTTGGTAATCTTGCTTTGCACCCATTCTGGAAGATTGTCGTCTGCTTGTAAAATACTATATAATTCTTCGGCGGCACTATCAATAGTACGTAGATCATCTTTGGCCATGTCACCTTCACGATCATACTCGCCGTAGTTCACAGGTGCATCTGGATTCTCTGGTCCATGATCTTCTTTCTTGTATTTGTCTTTGATCTTGCCTAGTTCTTGTTCTGAAGCACCATCACGTCCAGCTTGTGCTAGAGCAGTCATTCCGTCTTTGCCGTATTTCTTTTTACCTGTGTAATATTGTAGACCGCTTTCTTCTAAATCTTCGCCCATCTTAACACAGTTGTCTACGGTCTTACCGCCTTTCTGTTTGGTGCCCATACGCTTATAGCCTTTCCAGCAAGCCTTACCATCAACACCTTTTTGTTTTTCTTCAGTGAATACTTCGCCTTCTTGGAATGTTAGTCCTTCGTTAGTTAACATTTCGAGAGCGACATCGTCTAGTTCTATAACAATACCATCTTCTAGAAAGCCAACAATCTCTGTAGCGATTTCGTGATCTTCGGAGAAACTTATTCCAAATGCATCACCAACTTCGAACACTCCCTTGGATTCGGCCTCCTTATCTAGATCAGCTTTTCGTTGGGTAATTGCATCTTTTATTTCGCCGTCGGCATTGGGATCTGCTTCTAGATCAGCCAAAGCTTTCTTTTTTGCTTCGTAATCATCCTTGGGATCTTTAGGATTAAGTGCTGTTTCGCTAACAATAGCGTCTAATTTTGATAAAAGGTCTCGCATAGTATTCCTCGTGAGGTCGTACTATATTTATCGAATACTATGACTTAGTAATTATAACGGATTTTACGAATGGTGCCTTGCTGAAGCGTGTATGCAGCTCGCAACCAAAGGAATTTGCCAGTAAAATTAACGATTTCGCTGGCAATCAAAGGAGTACTGTCCTCTACAGTGATACTAGTATTGGTAATATCAAACCAGTCTGCGTCACCAGGATACATCGATAGTGTACCTTGAATTTTTACAGATCCTACAAAATTATCAAATTCGTACACGGCTGTGTGTAGCCCGTCGTTAAATGTGTGATAACCTGCCCCTTTGTTTTTAGGACCGTATGCAGTTGTATTAGTTTCTGTAGAAACGTTAGATAATAATTCTTTACTTTCAGTGGACATCTCTTATTTATCGGTTATTACATAATTATAAATTCGTCCAACTACATCTGCTCCACGCAGTTTTAACATCAACAGTGTTTGATCGTCTTCAACTAGAATGTATCTACGATCCCAATTCCAGTCAGTGTGCATAAACCAAGAATCTACAGCATCGGAAAGACGTATCTTATCTCCTTGCTGTTTAACCCAATCGAGATAACGTCTCTTTCCTTCTCTGTCCCCTGCCATTTTATGAGGAAGGAGATACACCCTGTATTGATATCGATCATGGGGAAGTTTCTTTCCTACAATAACTTGATGTTGATCTAAAAGAGCTGAGTTACCGCTTGGTTCAAATTGATGTATAACTAGGTGGCTAAAATTTGTAGCAAGCCTTTGATACAACTCAGAGTCGTTGGTATAAAAATCTATGGCGTCTCTTTCAACTCTTTTTGACCATAAAGATTTATCAACATCTG